GGAAAATTGAAGGGCAAGATTGAATTGGTTGAACAAGAGAGCCGCCTCAAATTTGAGACGATTCAAGTGCAGACTCAGCTCGAAATCAAAAACCTTGCAAAAAACGTCAGCGAATTGTCAGATGCCGTCAAACAATTAATACTTAAATAATGGATACAACTTCAACAACACCTGATTTCGGTGTATTCTCTCAGCTTGCTGACTATGGTCCCATCGGATTGGCAGTGCTTGCCCTTGGATATGTGGCTTGGATATTTATCAAACGTCATTTAGATAACAATAAATAATGTCATTCGGTCCATTTGAAGTACTCACTCAGTATGGTGTCCTGGGCTTTGCAGTTTTAGCCCTTGGATATCTCTGTTGGATGTTCCTCAATCGACTGATGAAGAGTGAGGATGACTTGAAAGCGAGAGTCCAGGAACTTGAAAACGATGTACAGAATACATTGAAAGAAAGCACTGAGAGCTCAAAGAGCTTGAAGGAAACAGTGTTGATGCTATTTGGCAAAAGATGAAAAAGAAGCTGCTTATTGTTGGCGCACTATTCATCACCCTTGTGGTTGGGCAAGTGTTCACAAGTGGGCACGGGCACGTTGTAGTGGTTGAAGATAATATACAGCTCACTGGAGAGAATAAAAAGCTCACCAACAGCGTGAATAAATTGAAGGCAGAAAACCAAGAGCTCACAGAGGACAAAGAAAACCTTGAGCAGATGGTGTCTGAAGTCATAGGTGATTTGGATAGTACCAAGTCTGTGGTGAAGGACATCAAAAATGAATTGAAAAATGAAAAGGATATTGTTCGTAGGCAGTCTACTGGTAGAGAGTTTGACTTTCAGCCAATCACGCTACCCACTTCAGACGGTGATTGATGGCGATTCAGTTGTCATTCTGACCAAGGCTCAAGCCGATACGATCAATGCAATATTCGAAAGCCAAAAGGCTAAGATTGCCAGATTCAAATCCGATGTAAAGACAAAGGATTCAATCATATCAGTCAGAGATACCGTGCTGATGTTCTATACCTCAAAATATACTGAGTACAGAACCATCATAGAAACTCAGATTGTGCGTGAGGACAAACTTGACACCATCAGAGGATGGTTGATTGATAGAGCGAAGGAAAGTTCATGGCTCTATTTCTCATATCTGAACAATGAAATCGTAGCCGTTGACCTTTCTGACTATGTTGTGAGAAAGGATGACTACACTGGAGATATAATCTTCTACAAAAGAACTGAAGATTGCCCGAATGATGATAAACAAAAAGAGCCACCTCTTGGTTGGCATACTGATATTGTAAAACCAAAAAGACCTAAACTAAATATTTTTAAGCTATGAAAAAATTCTTCACCGATTTGATTTCAGATGACAACCAAATTAACGAGCAAGCCTTTGTTGGTGTAATCTCGTTTTTTGCTATGGTGTTTGTGTTGCTGACAGATGTAGTGACAGGAATCATTGGCAATGAGCTCGTGATTAAAGAATTCATTTTCGATGGATTCATGCTACTCACATTGGGAGCATTCGGCATCACAACTGCTGGTCGTATTGTAAAACTCAAAAACAAAGATAAAGATGCAACTAAGTAAAAACCTATCACTCGCAGAAGTAACTCGCAGCGAAACTGCAAAACGTCGTGGCATTTCAAATATGCCTACACCTGAACATCTTGAGAACTTCAAGAAATTGGCTGAGAATGTCTTTCAACCAATCCGTGAGCACTTCGGTAAGCCAATCCATATAAGCTCGGGATATCGCTCCGCTGCGCTCAACAAGGCTGTTGGTGGTTCGTCATCCTCACAGCACTGCACTGGAGAGGCGATTGATATTGACATGGATGGCACTGATATCACCAATGCTCAAATATTCCACTTCATCAAAGACAATTTGAACTTCGACCAAATGATTTGGGAGTTCGGAACTGATACCAATCCTGATTGGGTTCACGTTAGCTATGAATCAACTGGCAAGCAGCGCAAGCAGATTCTCAAAGCAGTGAAGCAAGGTGGTGCCACAAAATACATCCCTTACAAATGAGACTCCAGTCACTGATTTTGTCACTAATTGTGACAATATTTGCGACATCTTGTGGTGTCAACTATCATGTGCAGAAAGCAATAAAGAAAGGATATCGCTGCGATACCTTGGCTGATACCATCCGCATCACGTCAGTGGACTCGATTCCATACGTTGTGAATGATTCAATCGTTTGGGAGAAGATTCTGGTCCAGAAGGATACAATCGTGCGCTACAAGACGTCTTTTGTGCCAGTGCGCAAAACAAGATTCCAAACTCGCATTGAATACAAGCTCAAGCGTGACACCATTCGCCAGGTGCAGAAGATAGAGGTGGCAAAGTACAAATCACAGAAAGAAAAGCCCACATTTTGGGTGCTGATTCTCGGCTTTGTGATTGGTATGGGTACCATGTACCTCTTCAGATACTCTAAATCAAGTTTATGATTGTAAAAAAGCACGCCAAGAACATCCACGAGATTCAACTCGATGGCAGCTTGGTGAAGATAGCGATGCTGTCAGACCTCCATTGGGACAATCCAAAAAGCGATTGGAAGCTCCTCAAGCGTGACCTCGACTATTGCTTGGAGCACAACATCCCCGTCATGATAAATGGCGATATGTTCTGCTTGATGCAGGGGCGTGGTGATCGTAGAGGCAACAAGTCAGACATCCGACCAGAGCACAACAATGCAAAATACCTGGACTCAGTAGTTGAGACAGCTGTTGAATGGTTTCTTCCCTATGCTCACATTCTGACGGTAATCGGATACGGCAATCATGAGACCGCAATCATCAAACACCAGGAGACCGACCTCCTTCAGCGATTCGTGGACCTTCTCAACTACAAAGCTGGAAGCAATGTGTTCGCTGGTGGATATGGTGGTTGGCTGATTGTTCGCCAGACATTCAACGGAAATGTGCAGATGGCTACCAAAATCAAATACTTTCACGGCAGTGGTGGTGGTGGTGTAGTCACCAAGGGAGCTCTCAACTTGACTCGAGCTTTGGAGATGTATGAGGACTTCGATGTGTTCACCATGGGACACATCCACGAGAATGCTGCCCGAAATGATGTGCGTGACACGATCACATATCATTCAAAGACTGGGTATCGTCATCATCACAAAAACATCCATCTCATGCTCACTGGTACATACAAGGAAGAGTATGGTGATGGCTCCAAAGGATGGCACGTTGAGCGTGGTGCTCCCATCAAGCCAACTGGAGGGCGCATCCTCACCATTGAGTGCGGAAGATATGATGAGAACAAGGTGAAAAAAACAGCCAAGAGTATCGACTCAATGAAATTTCCTTTGTAAATTTATACCCGTATTCATAATACGTTGTTTTAGGGGAGCTCACGGGCTCCCTTTTTTGTTGGTTATAACATACATAAACGGCAAAATACCGACTTTCTGGATTATATATGTCACAAAATAAGGGTAAAACCTGACGAATTTTGTCACAAAATCAGGGTAAAACCTTACACTCCAAAAAAAAAAGTTTAAAAAAATGTTTATAAAAGTGAACATATATGCAAATGTTGCGTATATTCGCAGAAACAAAAACAATTTATTATGGACAAAGAACAAATTTTAGACCTAATTAGAGCCACAGAGGCTGAACTCTACAAGCAGCTGCTTGAGTGTTATGAATATCGTGATGCAAGAGATGCAAATAATGTGGCTATATTCAGAGCATCAGCTGCTTGGTTTTCTGTTAATGAACTACTTGAAAAAATCGAAGAAAATGAAAACAATTAAATTCCTATTCCAAGACCTAAACCAAGACGAGCGTCAGATTCTTGGTGGTGCAGCTGTGATGATTGCTGGCATTTGGTTCCTATTTTGGTTGGCGACAAACGTATCAAGACCAGTGGTCGACCATCCAAGCATCGACCCACAAATCTATCAAGAGCCAAGCTACGAGCTGCCAGCTTCATTTGATAAGTATGTCAACCATGTGTACAACGATAAATACGGAAAGCAATGATATCACCAGAAATCTATGACTTTGAGTTCTACAATCCTGGGGATGTGAACTATGTGCTGCTCACCGTTATGATGAGAGATGAAGAAACGCACGAGCATATTGCTGAATACGAGCTCAAATTTGGAGAATATTACGATGATTATAAAACAACTAAAAAAGAATACAATGAAAAACTCACTATCAGAGACACTAAAGAGTGCGATGCGTACCTCGAAAAAATGCATGAAGAATGCCTCTTCGAATATGGATACATCGAATGCATCAATGAGAATGAACTTGGTTGGTTCATTTAACAAGTACCAGGTCGACCGATTCTGGACATCATTCAACCACGATCTATACAACAGAATATGTGAAATTAAAATGCAAGAGATATGAGATTCAAACTAACCTACCACATCGGGCTCGCAGTCGTGCAAGAGTGGATATTCACCAGCAAGTCATTGGCATACTGGAAGAAGATGGACCTTATCGAGACGGGTCGCTATAATGATGGAAGATTCAAAGTGACACCGCTATGAGAGTAGGTTCAGACTTTAGTGGAGTTGGTGCATTCAATCAAGCTCTAATGAGATTAGGTGTTCAATTTGAAGAGGTGTTCGCTTGTGACATG